CGATACATGATTGATTCGATAGGTTCTTTGGGATGAATTGGTTTCCAACCAAAGTTTTGATCTAGTCTTGTGACCAACTCATCCAACCTCTCGTTGTGTAGCTTAAGCGTACTGAGGGAGATTGACATTACTATGCTCAAAGAAAGCTGGCATGCGAGCAGTCTTGGTGGAAATTAATTCAGGCGCTCTGCCTTCATACATTAACCGATCGCTTACATCCAGCCAGAATTTTTTGTCCAAATATTTACAGGTAGTATTTATACCTAAAGGTTCCATAATCCAGTTAATGGTGGCCTTCCTAAGTTTATCCAAAGATTGACTAGGAGATAAGCCCAACTCGTGACATACAAGGCTATGAGAGGCCACGTGTATTTGTTCGTCTCTAGAGATGTCGGCGCTGACAGTACGAGTAGCAGCGTCACCGTTAAAACGAAAGAAGGGAAGAAGGCAGAAAAATATTGCACGTTCGGCTATTAATGCTTTTAATACTGTGTGATCTGGATGATCTATCCAGGCTGATCTGAGTCTGAGGGCTTCTGATTCAGCCGTAGGGTTAACCCCAACTGAATTAGCAATGTACCCAAGAGCAAGGTCATGGTTTATCTCGTCTTTAGCATTTGATTCAAGGAGTTTGCGGGCGTTATCTGGGACACCCTTTTCAAGTGCCTCAGTAATAAACGCTCCAACTGGTAACTCCATATGACGTATTGCGAGAGCACGCTTGATGGTTTCTTCAGCCCCTTCACGGCATACTCCCTTTGTTCCTTGGACTGGTGTCCATTTTCTTTTTCTTTCTAATAGTGTTGTATAAGGATGTTTTCTCATTACTCTTGACAGTCACATTTAATTGGTTCGTTTAAAATGTCCTGCAAGTAATCATCGACTTCGGTTTGATCTAATGCAGCATACGCATCTGTCTTGTCCTGTACGTCGCCCATCACTTGTAGGCTATAGTATAGGGAGGTCTGAGGTGAACTCAGCCACTCTTCCACGAATCCAATGTCGTAGGTTACCACATCACTCCAAGAGTTGAATGAGTATCCGTGAAGAAGTCCCGTATTGTCATACATAATCATTAGTTGATCTGCTACTTTCTTGTAAGCATCCCAACCAACTTCACTAGCGATCTCTACATCGCCATATTTATACCTCTTAACACCAAAGGTGCCAGAGTCTCTATCTACCCAAGTAGAAATAGGTGGTGCTATCTCAGGTGTTGCGGTGAAACCTTCTATACTTTCGCTACTGTAACTACATGAAGCAGTTGGAGCGATAGCGAAGGCTCTTACCATCTTGTTCTCTTCAGCTATAGCAGCTGCAGCATGTATGGCATCAATTAAACTAAAAGCTAATTGATATCCCATACCATTCATATACTCACCAGTATTGACAGACTCTAAAGCCTCACCAAATTCTTTGTAAGATACACGGTATCTGTGTAATAGATTTGCTAACCCGAGGACGCCGAGACCGACTTGGCGGTCGATATCAGCTGACAAGTATTCTCCAGTTGCTCCAACACCTGTCCTACTATGGAGCTCGCACAATTCGGACATACCTTTAATGAAAGCCTTCTTGATGGTTCCAAGTTCACAGGCTGCGAGATTGACATGTTGTAACAGGCAGGTGCCGCGTGAGGGCAAGTAAACCTCAAGACAGACGTTGCCATAGATTCTAATTCCATTGTCATTATGTTTAATTTTATTTAGCCATATGTCACCAGACTTTAGTCCGTATAAGATGGCTTCTTTTGTTTTAATATCAGCATGCTGCCATTTTCCTGGGTCAAGATCAACACATCTTTTGACCCAGGGGAGTTCAGACCTGGGAGTTTCAAGAAAATCAAGGATGTCGGGATGGTCAATATCAAGATGGATAACAACAGCACCGTTTTTATAGACGCCTCCCCTTCGAAGTGTTTCATTTAATGTTGAGTAGATTTTTGCGAATGATACAGGGCCAGAAGCTGTAAGACCCTTTCCGTTTTCTGCTCCTTTGGGACGGAGCTTTGATAAATGTACAGCAACTCCTGCTCCAAAGCGGAGAGCGTGGCTGACGTACCTCCAGCTTGCTTCAATTCCATCTCTTCCCTCCATAGAATCCTCTACGACAAAGACGGTGCAACTAACTGGTAGGCGTGCTTCTGGGTTATCCAACCATGATTGGACCCGACCAGTACGGGAAATAAGTTCAGCGGTCATTTCAAATTAAATCAGATAGATCAGGTGGTTTATAGGAAGGCCCTTTTAGAACCTTACCATCTTCTCGATATATTGGTTTACCGTCCGCATCGAGTTTGGACATGTTGCTTTGGTGTACTAAATCTAATGCTCCATCTAAATCCCATCTCATATTCTCAGCATATTGGTAGCATACGTAAACTAAATCTGCTAATTCTTTTAAGCAATCAGTTTGTACATTATTACCATGCATAAATAGCATACCCTGAGCCTCAAGGAACTCTTTAAATTCCTCTACGATCAGATCCTTCTGAAGAGAATTCACTTTCCTCGCACGACTGCTCGACAGCCTGTACGCGGTACGGAATTCCTTGGCTTGCTTTGAAATAAAGGTCTTTTTCGTGGGTGAGTTCATTCTCTAAATAGTGGATTGCTTTTTCTAAATCATGTATTTTACTATCTGTTTTGTAACCTGCTCGGCATACATATTTGATAGCATTACCAAGGTGGAAATTTAGTCCTTGGTCTCTAATAAAATCCCAAACATCGCTAGAGCCTCTTTTGTAGTAGCTTGGTCCGTTTGGATCTGTGATGGTGTGGGCCATTTTTGAACTAAATTGGTGATTGAATTACCAAGTACAAAGTTTTGATGTTGAAGGGCTAACATAAGAGTAATAACATCTTGTTGTTTCTCATAGTACCCTTCATGCAATTTATCGTGAAGTATCCTTAACTTTAGATCCTGCTCCATCGTCAACTTTGTAATCGGCTGAGGGAGACCAGAGTCTTGGTTGTTTACTTTTGAAGTCATAATCATCTACTGTTAAAATTCGTGCTAATCGAGCATTAACTAAAGCATCCTCTTCATCATCACTGAATGCAGTGACTACTGTTTTCCAAGAGTATCCTTTATCTTCGAAGAGTGAAACAGCTCGTTTAACCCCGATTCCAGAAACTCCTCCATATCCATCTGTTTGGTCTCCGGCGAGAGTTTGGATGAGGTGCCATTTAGCTCCTTCTGTGGGTGTGATTGTGAATGTTTCATCAAAATTATATAATTGTCCTGGTATCTGCTTCATATCCTTATCAGGTGAAGCTATTATATTTCCTGGGTATTTGGTAGCATATATACCCATTGAATCGTCAGCTTCAAGAGTAGGTTTAATAATAACCTTATATTCTTTTCCTAAAGCTTGTATAACACGTTTATAGCCACACGGCTTCTTCCGATTGCGGTGACCCTTATATGCTGGAAAAATTTTCTTCCTAAAATTCACACTGTCTGAAAAGAACAGTATTACAGAAGTGAATGTCCCAAATTTGTTTTCAAGCTTGGTGATTTCACGTTTTGAGGCGGATAGTGCATCACTAAAGTTGCTAGTGACAAGAATAACATCGTTACCAAAGTCAACTTCACTTTCTGCTGCCGCGCACGCTTTATATACGATGAAGTCGGCATCTATTAATAATTTCATATGTTAGTGTACGTCTGCCCATGTCCTCCCTATTTTAGATTCGGCGGCTACAGGGCATCTCATTTTATAAAATTCACCAGCTTCTTTTGCAGATAATTTAAGAATCTCTGCCACTTCGTTTGACTCCACTTGTGGACATTCATATTGTAATTCATCATGAATGAATGCGAGCTGGTGGGTATTAGTAGGAAGTCTCTCATGTGCTAGTACCATCCATCGTTTCGCGATGATCGCTGCCGATCCTTGTAAGAGGTAATTGAGGGACTTATGCCGCGAGTCAACGAGGATACGACGGTTGTCGAGTCCACGAACATAACCCCGCGTACTAGCTTTGTGTACTGCTTCCAGAAGTTCTTTAAGACCTGGAATGGCATCAATATAAGCCTTCCTAATCTCTGCTCCCTTCTTCTTGGCTTTTGCATCGGGTAGTTGTTTGTCATAAGAGTGGCCTATTTTAATGTTACCAGCACCATACAAAAAAGCGTATGTTACTGTTTTAACAAGTTTCCTACTGATCCCGATCCGCTCGGCGTTTGTTTGATGGATGTCTCCGGTAAGGAGGATTTCGGTATAGCGTCCTTGATCATATCTGGCGAGATAGTGGGCAAGCATCCTGAGCTCAATACCGCTAAGGTCGGCACCAACCATAACCAGGCCAGGTGTGATTGTGAATAGTTTTCTGAATCTTTCATCTGATGGTACTTGTGATAAATTTGGGTTTCTGTGTGCGCAACGGAATGTTGCTGTGGCTACTGAACAATGGTGATGTATCCTAGACTTCGTAACAAGCTTCTGCCATGCGTTCACGCCTTCGGATATCATCCCTAAAGCCTTCGTAAGTTCCAGGAGTCGAAGAAAATGGAGAGCGATATCCGTCCCAATGTCCTTCAGTACTGGTTCGTCGATGATTGGCTTGTTGGACTTCAATGTCATTAATGACGG